GTATGTGTACACTCAACTTTTCTAATTGTATCGGCATTACCATATATGAGTAAATACGTTGCAATAAATTCACCGGACTCTTCTGTAATCGCTGCATCAATCCAGTACCCAATACTCTGAATCTGTCTCCATGCGTCAGGATCACCCGTGACACTTTCAATAAAAGCTTTTTGAGTATCGTTGATCGGTTTTCCAACAGAAATGGTTGCATTGAAAAGAGCCTGATCAATAACACCCTGAATAACTCCAAGAATTTGAGCCCGTCCTACATCATTTGCCGGAACAGCCGAAAGTGCTAAAAGCAAGTTCATTATTGCAACACTGGCTGAATCTTTGAACCATTGTTCATTTGCAAAAGTATTCATGTCAAGTGGATCTGATGCAAGACCCATCAAAAGACCACGCTGGAAAAATCTTAAAAAACTACCGGCCTGTTGAGTTTCACCATAATAATTCATGCGTATTGCATCAAGGGTGTTACTCACCGTGGTGTCAGTCACAGTAGGAGAAATTGCAAATTGCTGATACATATAGTTCTGATTTGCGTTTCGTCTGGTGTAGTCCGTTGCAGCCATAATAATCATTGGCATCATTTCAGGATATTCGTCTGGTGTGGTTGCATCCTTTATCATGATACCAGTTGCACCGATATCTTTTACCAGGTTGTATATATCTTGAGCATCAATTTCAAGAACTGAATGGAAAAATTGAAATCTAACATTTTGAACTTTAGCCCAACCTGCTGCCTCAACAATTTCATCATCTGTCAAAGCTGGCTGAAAAATAAAAGATCCAAAATTGTTACTTGCACCGGCTGATTCTGTCAACGTGTCTGTTATGCTTTCAGTAACAGCGCCATCAGATAAAATTGTACCAGTGTTAAGCCATCCGACAAGGGCTGCAATTTCTGTACCAGATCCGGCAACAGCAACAACTATTGTATTTGCGCCGGTGGCACCACCGGTGAATTCAAAGCGCTTGTCAACTGCGTTGTATACCACGGTGGCACCTGTCCACATAGCAGCCACATTTGCAGCCTGTATAGCTGTTTCAAGTGCATCAGCTATGTCAGCGAGACTAAGATCAGAACTAAAATCAATACCTGTAATAATCTCGGTATCTGGACCGAGTGTAAGAGAAAAGGCACCATCTGAAATAGGTGTGAAAGTACCGATCAAATAATCATCACTCTCACCAAAAATCAATGGTGCTGTATCTGCATCGGCCCACCTTGCGAAACTTATCTTTTTTGCGTTGGTTGTCTGCTTTGAGACAAATGAAAAATAAAACAATGCTCTGAGATATTCCTCTGATGTGGTGCCGAAATAAACACCGACTGATGCAAGGTCTGTAAATTCAATAAAACTTTTTGTGGGTAAAAGAGGGTTGATAGTAAATAACCGGCCTATCAATTCCTTTAATGCCACTTGTGCAGCACCACCGACACCACTAACAATATCAACGTATTTCTGAAACGATATAGCCATTTTTTGATCTCCTTTAAACTCTTTTAATATCTCCCTCAAAAGTTTCAACTTTTGGAACTGTTGAGGATAATGTTTGTTCATACAATAATACAAAATCAAAGGATGGGTCAAGGTCAAATTGATCTTTATCATCAAGAGGAAAAGTTTGATTTATATCTCTGATTCTTTCTGTACTTAAACCATAGGTTTTTAATTCTTTAATAGCTTTCATGGACTGTAATATCATGGAGCATGTATCAGCTATATCATAAGCTGTGAGGGAATTTTCATCAGTTATATCTTGACTGACTGATGACATCAATTGGATTGTTGCTCCTCTCCAACTTTTTTCTTGAACATCAAAATTATCATTACCAGGATTGTAAGTGTGTTTTCTTCCTTGATGTCCTATTCTTTTGCTGATAATCTTATGCAAATAAACACTTCTTGATGAACTTGGGCCTTGTTTAATTGGTTGGTATGCCTGACGGATTTCAACATCAGTAAGACCTTGATCATCAAGACCAGTTCTTAATACTACAATCAATGCTCTCCATACATCGGATTCAATCATTGACTCACCTCAACACACATAACACCATTCCAACCATCAATCGGTGTCCAGTTATTTTCATCAAGAACTTGAAACAATTTTCCATTGAACACAATTCTATCACCGGATGTATCCCGGTCAACACCTTCAATTGTATCAGATGAATAAATTGTTATATATTTCTTTTTCCAGTCAAGGCCGTGTTCCTGATAAAGTTTTCTTGGTACCGCCTGAACACTTCCTTTTAATTCGACATCATCTTCAAACTCTGGAACATCAACACCAATGCTGTTTGTTGTTCTATATTTAAATTGACGATAAATGAAAGGGTCTTTGTCAATAATTTTAAAGGCTTTTTTTAACAGGTTGCCGCCCGGTACACTACTCATTTTGATTCAACCGTGGAAGTTAAAGAACTGAGCATCAGACTTGTTTCAACGAGTGGTTTTGTCAATGATCCCACTTTTTTACCCTTGGCAAGTTTCCGTTTTTTATTTGCAATTGTGCCAGGTTTAAGAGGAGGAGAACTAATTTCAGATATCTTTTTTCTAATATCCCCTGATGCTGCAAGTCCCAAACCTTCCATGACCATCCTTGGTGAAGCGTTACCGGCGACTATAGCCTTTGCTCCTGACTTAGCAAGTTTAGCCCAATCACTTTTTTTATCTGCAATTGTGGTTCTCATAAAAGATCGTGGTGGAATTCCCTCTTTTGGTGATCCATACTCTTGAATAGTAGCAACATAAGCAACCGGTGTTCCGTCCTCATACTTTGCACCGGCGAACCACCCGGCACTTGTTTTCATATTTGCAAGTTTTAATGCGTCTTCAATGATCTTTATTCCTGGGCCCCGTCTTTCAAATTTAGACATTAAAAATAACCCCCAACCTTTCGAAATGCTGCACGTTCTGGACTTCCTCCAACATAAAAACCACCGACTGATTTGGCTTTTAATAAGGCTAAAAGTTGTTGACCGTATGAAGTAAGAGACAACCACCATTCGTACTGATCTTTTTGTGGGGGTGGTTGAGTGCTGACAGATACTTTATCAACGGTCGCAGATGTAACAAAAGCCGGATCTTCACCGATTGTGGTATCGGTTCCGATCTTTGTAAGATGGGCAGTCATGAAATTTAAAGTAAGCTCACGACAAGAACCGGACAGACAACCATAATCTTCATCATCTACATAACAAGTAGCCATTTCAAAATACATTTGAAGCATCGCATCAGGGTATGTGATGTTATTGGAAAATTCAGGAAACTGTTCTCTAAATTTTACTATGTCAAAAGTTATGGTTGCCATTCACCCGGTCCTTATTTTTTAGCTTTTACAGAATCTTTAGTTGCCTGTTTTGATTTATCTTCAGACATATCCTTTGCCATAGATTTGACATCTTTCGGAGAAGGATCTTTTTCAAGGACTTTTAAATATCCTGCTTTTACATGTCTGTTAAATGCCGGACAACTTTTTGTAACAAGTTCACGTTCTTCTCCGGTAATTTTTGTCACAACACCGTACGGGGTCACAAGTTGTTTATTAATAACACCTGAACCACCTTTGATAAGAACCTGTCTGTCTTTTCTTGGCATGTCGTTTGCTGCTTTTTGGCCTGAGTGCCATGTTGTATAAGCATTGTCAGATGCCAGTTTTGAGCAGACATATACGTCTGTAGTTTTACCCATGATTTAAACTCCTAATTATAGTGATAAAATATTTCACCAAGTTGACTACATGTAAGAAAACTTACAAAGAATGACCGGTGAAATATTTTATTTAATTATACACCTGATCGTCTAACAACAGCGTAGGGACGCTTACAAAGTGTTCAGGCTGTGGCGTTTGTGTAATCTTCTGTGTATGTTTTTGCCATTTGCTGAACACCTACAGTCTGAAATTTTGCAGGAACAACCTGAACAAAAGTTCGATTGTCATCTGTAGATTCGTCATCTACAGATTCAGCATAAAGATAAAATACATTATCACCGCCGTTAGCTCCATCAAATTCCGGTACAGATTCAACTCTGACATTCGGGTAAGTTTCCTTAAGCCATTGAGCAACTGAATTACTTCCAAGCTCATTTGTCACACTTAGATAATCACGGGCAGTCATTGCAATTGCCAAAACAATCGGTGTCCTGCTCGGATCAATTCTATCCTGAGACTGAATTCGTAAAGAAGACAAAGCCTCTCTGATATCTGCTGTAATCTCAAGGAATGTTTTTGTTGCCCACTCAGTGTCAGTGCTTGTACCGACTGGGACGGTCACATACGCAGGTAATTCAGGGTCATTTAAAAGTCCATATGTCCGATTAACTCCTGCATTATAACCGAAAAATCCTACAAGGTTTCGGATAATCTCAAGGGCAGATGCCGCAGCCCTTCTTTTTTCTTCAGGGGTGTTAACCTGCATTGCTGCTGCTCTGGCCTCTTCAAGTCTGCCAACCTGCATACCCTCTTCAAATCTTACAATGGAACGTCGTTCAAAGTTGGCGTTCCAACTTGCATGAGGGATATTGGTATAATCACCATATGGAACAGCTTCACCTGTGTGTTCCATAACACCCTGCACAATTTCTTCATCTTCCCATCGACCCTGTGTAGTGATACCAACAAGATCATCAATCCTTCTCGCTGCTGTGATAATCTCAACAAACCCAGGCAACCAGGCTTGTAAAAATTGGATCGGGGTTGTGACACTTGCTGTTGTAAGTGGTGCTGACAAGTCAGCGTCCATAGCATAAATCATCATTTTTTGAATATCTGCTGCATCAAAACAAATACCAAGCTTCGCAAGATCCAGATAATTTTTAACCGCCTGGTCGCTCATTTTGAACGGGCGAACCTGCGATGGTTTTAAGTGGGATAATTCATTTTTCATATTAACCTCTATTCAATTTTACTTAATTTTATTCAGCTTTACTTAGCTTCGGTCAATGTAATTATTAAGGTGCAACATACGCAACTGATGTTGGGTCTGTTAACGTTATGATCGCCAATAATGGTCCTGTACCACCAATGTTTCTATGTGAAATTTTAGCACCTGTGATCTGTGTCTGATCTGCACCTGCCGTGCCGGAATGGAGTACACCAGTTGCATCATCATAAAAAATTCCTTCACCTATTTTACCAGTATCTACGGTAAGCAATGACACAATAATTGTTCCCATGTTACAAAGCTCAGCCTGAGTATTTTCAAGTAAATCAAGTGTAGGTGCTAAAGATCCACCGGCTGACGTACCACTAAGAGCATAGTGTTTTGGATGAATAAGAATACCGGCGAAAGCACCAGCGCCAATTGCACCGGCACCAACTTCACCATCAACTGTTGCATCCCACGTGAATGCTTTACCAATTGTATTTGGAATTGTACCACCTGATTTAAGATATGCTGTCACTGCACGAAGAGGGCCATCAAAGATGATCTCACCGATGATCCCAACTGTCTGAACTAATCTTACGAGTGATTGAAAAGACATTATTTTTTCTCCTCTAATATAATATTACGAGTGATTGAAAAGTTATTATTTTTTACTTCCCTTGATATAATCATCAAGACCGTCCATACCCTGACCAGGTGTTTTTGAGTCAAGGGTGTGAACATTTGTTGAAGGATTTCTGTTATGAAGAAAGCCGTTTAACGTCGCAAGCTCAGTGCCCTTATCACACTTTAATTCAAGCTTTTCAATGCCATACCCGGCAACGTCATCAAGGGTCATTTCAGCATGATCAAATGTACCGACATGCAATGAAAGACTTTCAGCAAGGGAATTTCTTTTGCTGATCTCACCCATGATAATTTTAGTGCCATCTTTTTTAAGACCATCAACGGTTGATGTAAGATCCTTGACAGTTTTCTGAAGCGCTGCATTACTGGATATCAAAGAGTCCATTCCTTCAGCGTCTTTCTTTTTTTCAGGATCTTCAACGTCCTCAGTATCCTTTTTTTCAACGTCCTCAGTATCCTTTTTTTCAGGATCTTCAACGTCCTCAGTCTTGGATGAAATCAACCCCTCAACCTTTTCAGTCAAAGACGATACCGTCTCGACTACTTTGATCAGGGCTTCTTCCATTTGTTCTGGTGTCATTGCCATTTTTTTAAACTCCTTACTATCTATTGTGAAAGTTAAGAGATTACCATCAAGAACAGCAACCTCTGATCCCATCCGGCCCTCATCGACTGAGGCCATATGATTACCTCTGATGCATTTTTGCACAAAATCATAACCTTGTCCATTAAAAACACCACTTTTTTTCTCATATTTGCAACGATATCCGAGAGATAGTTCTTTTTTACCTTTTTCAATATCGTCTTTGAGTCCTTCAGCAAAAACCTTGACATTGCCTTTAAGCATTTGATCTTTATCATCGAAAAAAACATTCTCACCGATAACACCACTAATACCTTTTTCTTCAGCCGGTGTAAGGCCATCTTTTTTTTCTCCAAGCATCACATGTTCATCAATCCACGGAACAAGTTTGAATGATTCAATTGTTTCAGGATCTTCAAGTTCTGATTGTGGTCGCATGACATTATAAACCTTGTCAGGATCAAGACCGAATTCACCATTCGGGTCAATCATTGCGCCGGTGTATGGAAACACCCCAACTTTTGAAAGTGGGTTTTCTTTAACTTCATACCATCCATTTATATCAGGTTTTCTTTTACTAATCATTCTACTGGTTCCCCTTCGTCAAATTGAATCACAGGCCGCATGAAACATTTACAGTTTATTTCGTCACCAGGTAAACCCCTTGCACCTGTTTCTTTATTTATAATCGGTGGATCATTAATGTCAAATATACCATGATTTAAACCGGAAGGAAAAGGTGTTTTGTGATATGGTCTTGGTTCCCGGCCACCGCCTGAATGTATCCATTCAAATTTTGTAACACCAACCTTTTCCATGCGAGCTTTGTTTATAGCGGTGTACGCTTTTCGTGTCTGATCAAGTGCAACATTTTTTGCCTTGTTCAATGTCTGCTTTGCCTGTTTGTTCAGAAACTTTTCCATCTCAGGTATCAGGGTTTCAAGACCACCACCACCCTGAATAGATCTGTTTACAGCGCCACGGATCTGACCTGTATAATCACCGGTCATTGTCTTTATCAAATCAATATTTACATTATAGGATGAGGTGATTGCCTCTTGAGTGCCGGCACTTTTAAAATCGGTCTTGATTGACACACCACCGGACAATTCTTTTAGACTCTGAAACAATGAACTTTTACTGGTTTGGTCTGTACCTCTTAACATCCGTTTAACCATCGACTCTGATTTATTACTTACAATGGTTTCAATAGATTTTAAGAGTTTATTTAAATTTATTCTTGCTGTACTGGTAATACTTGCATCCTGGGTGAAAAACTCTTTTGATGCACCAGATTTGTATATTTGTTTAACTGCTTTTTCTGTATCCTTGATGATTTCGGACATGAGTTTTTGAAGATCTGAAACATATTTCTGTTGCACTGATGCATTATAGGCAAGAGGTTTTCCACGCATCACAGATGTTGGTTTGAATTGTTTAACCCACCTCTTTTTCTTCTTTGATAATTTTAATTTTTTTGCCATACTCTTTTACCAAAAACATAAATAAAATTAATATCACTGACTATAAAATTTCCGAAAAATGACCATACAGAATTGACACGGGCAAACACACAT